AGCGCGCTCCTGATAAATACCTGGCCGTTGTAAACAAAGAACGCAGCCTGCCAGTTGCCGGGATTATTCCCGGAATAAACACCGAACTGGTCAGCAGCGACAACGACCGTCGATTTGTAGGCGCTGCCGTCTGGTTCTATCGACATGCCAAGCCCGGCGCTGTACTTCACGCCATTGCGGACAATGCCGAGGTTAGTGACGTAAGACGCTTTCGCTGTTCCATCGATGTTAACTTCAGCGGTCATTTTCTGATTAACGGCGGCAACGAGGTTTCCTTCCGGACCAATTTGCGCCTGTACGTAAGTTGACAGGTCGGCCAGCCCTTTTTCGTTACTGGCGACCGTCGTCTTCACAACCAGAATATCGGCCCGCACCTCACCATATTGCTGATACTGGTGCTCAACGGTGCCATGCACCGCCAGCGCATTCTGCATGGCGGCCTCAAGGTTGGTATCCACTCCCTCCTTGATATTCTGGAACGCATCGGAATTCTGTATACCTTCATCAATGATGTCGATCAGGCTGCCCGTATCCATTGAGCATTCAGCGGCGACAGTCAAAAACGCTGATGTGCCGAATGCGTTTATGGTCCGGATGTACCAGTAATAGGTATGCCCGACTTTGAGATCGTGTTTCGTCCAGGTCGTGCCGATACCTTCCCGCGTGGCGCCATTTTCCACCGTTATATCGCTGGCGTTAGGCAGCGGTGTTTCTCCGGACGTCCAGAAATCAAACTGTGTGGAAACGTTGACCAGATCAGCCAGCCGCGGGATTAGTGTGATGGCAAAGAAACCCTGTTCGATATCCACCCGCGACGGCGGTGGCGGTGCCTGAATATTAAATTCGAGGTATGCCTCCGGCGACTCCGCGCCCATCTGGTTAACAGCGATGACATGCGCGGTGTATGTGTTTCTCGGCAGCCCGGTCAGGCGGGTAAATGATCCGGGCACCTGCACAGACAGCACAGCCGTTCCGCCCTGGCGGATGATCACCTTGTTGTAGGCAAACTGCCCGACGTTCTGCCATGACAGCACACCCTGCACCACCTGCCCGATCTCCTCGACGGTGTATTTCAGGTTTTGCGGCTGCGCCACGCCGCCAGCGGGTAACTGAGTGAACGGCGGGCGCACGATGGGTTTACCAATGGCATCTCCCCACACGTCAGCGGTTTCCTGTTTGACCGTGAGTTGCACACCATTACTGATGCCAAACTTCCAGTCTGTCACGCGCATTTCAACGCCGGTGATGCCAAGCGCCGGGAGGCTGACTTTCACATACATGCCGGGACGATAGCGGTAGCCGCTCAGGTTAAGTGGGATATTCATCGTGCGGGAAATGCGTGTGCGCTTCAGCCGGATATCCGCCAGGCGCTGAGCCTGAAATTCGGAGGTTACAAAGCGAAGCGGCATATCCTGCGATATCTCCACCCCGTCCTCAGTTACCCATTCAGCAACCGATACCGACGGGAAATCAACCTCAGAATAGCCCTGCAGCGGATCAACGAAAGTACCTTTCACTGTGTTCACCCGGTCTGTCTGAGCCACCTCCGGCATGATTTCAATATCACCGGCGATCTGATCTTCCGTGATGGTTTCTGTAGCCGGGCCGTAATATGCCCCGACCAGAATGCCGTGTTTACCCGCCGTGTACGTGGGTTCTCCGGCGCAACATACCAGCATGGCTTCAAGGATACTGGCCTTGTTTTCGCTGAGGTCAAACTCACCGTTGAGCATGTAACGCCGTTCTGAGGTGCCATCGCCGTTAGCGACAATCTCATCGCTGATGTTTGCCGCTTCCTGAAACTGATCCCAGTTGATATCGGTATCAGGCACTTTGAGATAGTTACGGTAATAGTCGAGAATGCACAGCGCGGCATTATTGCTGTACCCAGTTTGCCGAACCGCCGGAGGTCTGCGCCGGAATGCGGATGTTAAACGGCACCTGGCGCAGCGCCGGGATACCGCCCTGACCAAAGCGGCCGATGATGGTCTGCGGTCGCAGGAATTCCACGAAATCCTGCGCATATTCCTGGTATTCCACCAGCGCGCCAGCCCAGGTCGGATCGGTAGTGGTACCGGCGCCAACAGCGGCTTTCAGCACGTGGTGAAGTTTGGAATCGTCCGGGTATTGCTTGCGGGCGATTTCCAGCGCTTCAGAGCGGCTGCCGTTCGCAGCAGCCAGTGCTTTGGCAAAGCGGGCAAAGGCGATACCTTTTTCCAGCTTCTGATCAACACGGATGACGCTCGGTGCGAGGAATCTGGTCTGGATGTCGCTCGACAGGTTCGCCATCAGCATGGTCAACCAGCGACCAGCAGGGGTAGACCACCGGCGCACCCCATGCATCACCCAGCGCGAAGTCAGCGGGCTTGCTGCTGTCCCAGCGTGCCAGCACCCTAGGCAGATGCTGAGGCGGCACGCTGTAACATACGCCATGAATAAGCTGCGGCAACGTGATGTAGTCGGCGCGCGTCCTGTCTGCGGCAATGAGCCGCTCGGCAATCTGCGCCTGATATTGAGGCGGGCGGCCTGTGCCAAGATAGAACGAACATAGATCGTCAGGGAAGCGAGCCAACCAGTCAGTAACCTTATTGGTAAAGCCTGGAACAGGTAGCGCATCATCTTCAATGATTATCACCCGTTCGGATTGACGTCGTGGGCGTTCGCCGATGTGGTTGGCTCTGAAAAGCTCATTCACTCGCTGGACGAGCATGAGCAGGTTGAACGTTCGGTGCCGCGCCCGGATCGGGAAGAGCAGGTGAAGCGCAACGTGCGGATTCACAACGAGCGGCGCGACACCGGTTATACCTGCTATGCAGATTACCGCCAGCGGCATGATGTGGTGATCACCACGCTGTTAACCAGCCAGCCTGACCCGCAGCGCAATGAGCATATGACGGCCGAGCCTGGCATGCTCGCGCGCTGGTCGGCATCTATCAAAGGCGCTGAAGCTGTGGTGTTGGCAGACCAGCTTACCAGCGCACCACCCGGTGCCAGTCTGGTCAATGTGACGGAAGTAGCGATGAACGTTTATTTCAGGCGCTGGCTGCATATCTGGCAGCACCTTCGCGATCATCCTGAGTTTCACTTCGTGTGGTGTACCGATGGTACCGATGTCGAAATGCTGCGGGAACCATGGGCAGATATGGTGCCGGGTATGGTTTACGTTGGCTCCGAGCCAAAGACATACGCTGATGCATGGGCGCGCCAGCATCACCCCGAGCGCATCTATCAGGACTTTATCGACCAGTACCGCAACGACGTGATGCTTAACGCCGGGCTGCTTGGCGGCCTGCGTGAAGACGTGATGGCTTTTGCTCATGGCATTGTGCGGCTGTATTACCTGCTGGAGTGTCACCGCTTCTGGAAGACAGAGAACGCACCGGCAGCGGTCGGCGACATGCTGGCGTTCGGCATTGTGGCGAAACGCTTTGGTGATCGCATAGTGACGGGCCCTCAGATTCATACCGTTTTCAAAACTGAAGGCATAGGCAAGGAGTGCGCTTTCTGGCGCCATAAATAATTAGCCAATGAACATAGAGACCGCTTAGGCGGTCTTTTTTATTGCATGTGTTAGGGGGATCTGATGAGTGAAGAATGTTCAATCGAAGGATGCGATAAGCCAGTGAAATGCAGGTCCTTATGTCAAGCTCACTATGATAAGAAAAGGCGAGGCGGTGAGACTCTTCCAGAGAGAAGAGTGTCTATTGATGCTGAAGATGCAATACGAAAAAGAACAATCAACGTCAATGGCTGCATGGTCTGGACGGGGCATTTAAATGTTAAAGGCTACGGACATATAAATATTAACGGTTCCGTAGTTCGAGTGCATAGATATGTCTGGGAAAAAGCAAATGGTCCTATCCCAAAAGGCATGGTCATTGATCATAAATGTCATAACCGAGCCTGTTTAAACGTTGAACATCTACGACTTGCTACTGGCTATGAGAATCAAAGCAATAGATCCGGAGCCAATAGAAACAGCACAACAGGTTTGCGAAATGTATGCCTTAAAAACGGTAAGTTTCAAGTAAGGGTTCACTATCAGGGAAAAACTCATCGAGGCGGTGTTTTTGATGATCTCAATGACGCTGCCGTAGCAGCTGAACTATTGCGCAAAAAGTTATTCGGGGATTTCAGGGGGCTTTCTTGAAGATAGTCATCGTTGCACACCACGCACGAAGAGAGATGGCTCAGATACTTTTTTCTGCAATACACGCGCATCATTTATTAGTCGATGAGATCGGTATTGGAGCAAATGAAATGCACCGTCGCGCGCTGGCGTGGGCTGTTGAGCAAACCGGCATTGTGGATGCGCAGTGCCAGATCGCTATGCTCATACATGCCGCGACCGTAAATCGGGTCAAAGCCGCCGACGCGCTCAATGACGCTGCGGTGATAGTAGAGCATCACGCCGCGCTGGCCGGTGTAAGCCACATGCTTATCGTCGCGGTAAAGCAAGGCGATATCGTTCAGCTTGCGCGCACCCGCCAGATCGAGGAACTGATAAGCCAGATGAGGCTCGGGTGAATCGATATAAGGCAACCACCAGCCATCGGCAACCGGCCATGCGTCATCGTCCCACAGGAAAAGGTGTTCACATCCGACATCCATCAGCGCTGCCAGGCTGGCATTCTTCGATGCCACAATGCCAAGTGACTTATCGTGCCGGATTAACTTCACGCCATCGGGCACCGCTGCTGGAGGCTGTGAACCGTCATCAACGACAACCACCAGCGCGCCAGCAGGTAAATGCCGGAGATGATGCTCCAGTGCCTGGCTGAGTACGCCAGCACGATTATGCGTGGAAATGGCAATGCCTATCCGGCTGGTGGGCGAATTGCTGACAGGCGCATACTGGACACCATCAATAGTGACCTGCATAAGGCTTCCTTTTAGATGAGAGACTGACGCATGGTGAATTCGACCAGAAAAACCAGTTTTCCTCAGACTACAACTGAACTGGGCTCAAACGTTTGAGGCGTGGGAAGCGCAATAAAAAAGGCCGCCTTAGCGACCTTGCAATGGAAAAACGGGACTGACTAGAGGAGTTTAATTTTTACGTCATAACCTTCGAGACCCGTCATTGATTCGCGACCAACAAACTGGATTTCAGAGACTTCTTTTCCTGTTTTTTTTCGTAATTCTGAAATCTTCTTAGCTATCAGTGCAGAGATCTCTTCTTCTGCCTTTTGTATCAGAGCGTCATCTTTCATCTGTACCTCTTCTGGTATGTCTACTATTCCCACTTGCAAGCAAGGTGACAAGTGTTGATTAACTGTCCACAACCATAACTCTTTATAAACTATAGACTATCTACCTGACAGGCGCTTGATGGAGTGACCTGCTCCCCGTTTCTTAAATGCTGCAATTGCGTAGCTTTGTCATAGACGCCACCCCAACTAAGATTCATCTTAAATGACGATGGTAAACTCAGGCCTAAAATGCTCTGCGCACAGTGCAAACAATACTCTGGCATTTCACAACTGGAAGTTAAAAATGAAGATTCACATTGTAACTCTGATAGCTAGCGCATTATTGCTTCAAGGATGTTCAGCTTTTGACAAACATCATGGTGTTAATTGGGGTGATGGAACATGCCCGGCCCCGGCTGCGAGCGAAATTGATAAAGGTCACCTAAAGATTGAGGATGGTAAAACACTCAAATGCCAGATCAGACCTTACGTCAGTAACATGGCTTGCCAGGGTATAACTGACAAAGTCAATACAGATGGGGTGATATGCCAGAATGGCCTGGGGGCAAACATATTATTCATCTTCGACAGCAACGGCGTGCTTAAAAGTCATAAAAGGTTCTAATCAGCTGAGCTTGCAGGATACCCCATATGACAATCCTTCATCTTTTATAGGATGAAGGATTTCTAACTTAAGCACCCCTAACGCACATGCACCCCAATCCTGCCCTGTTCTGACAACTCATCTCGATTCTGTCTTTGCGTGTCGACACCTCGCGTTTTCTTAATACCTGCCGCTCACGCTTGTTGTTAGGTAATTGTGTGTAACAGTTAAATCTCCTCACTGTGGCTCCTACCCACACCAGGAGATAGCTCAGGGATGAGTGCGTCAAGAAGATAAAAATAGCTGAAAAGACCAGCATTATTCCTGTTGCTCTTATTTAGAAGACATTTTTTCATTATCAAGCCCACCCGCAGATGAGAGCCTGGATGACTACTTGCGGCATCGCTCAATCTTCACATGACCATAGCGAATGCGACGTTTTACTTCGCCGTTCATCACAACAACGCGCCCATTGTCATCACATACGATATCCACCACCTCACCTAAGATGTCGTCGGCGGTCTGACAGCGTTTGACTTCTTCACCGTTGAGATAGACGGTTATACGTTCACAGCCGGGAATGATTCGCTCTCCCGGATCATCGTCAAGCACGGTTATTCACATAATACTTACCTTTTAGATGTGAGCCTGTCGCATGGGAAAGCAGCCTGAGAAAAACGCTTTCCCCAGGCTCAAGGCTGAAAGACGTAAATAATTTATTTTAAAATGCCGTCTCTTTTGGCATTGGTTAAATACGCTAATTTTGGATCGCCGTTCGATATGACGCTTTGAAACTGAGGTCTAACTTTGATAAATCCGCCTAAAGTAGTAATAGCCGCACCTAAGAAAAAAACCTCAAAAGGCTGTGTAGACTGCATGGCAGCATAAACAGTGGCACCTCCACTAAAAAGCTGGCTTATATCAAACTCAAATGAAGTAGAAAGGTTGAATTTTATAGGGCTTCTCCAGCCTTGGTTATTAATTTTATCTAAATCCTCAAGGGATTTTCTTAAACCTGAAATAGCCTTAGCTCTTTCTAAGTTAAAATCACCAGAACTTAATACCTCTGAATACAATTCATCGAGATAACCATGTAATGTCAGGAGCTCATCTTTACGGCGCGCTTTAAACTCAAGTATTTCATGTAGAGGTATATCTTTTGGTGGTACAGGCAATAGATCGGCCAATTCAAACCTGATAGCTTCTTTTCGCTCTGATATTTCTTGAGGTATTGAAACTTGATCATTAAAAAAATGCATCCGCCAATCTATTTCTTTTTCATCTTTTCTCAACATGTTGAGCGTTTCGACATGGGTTCGAGCATGAAAGTCAGTCATTCGACTTCCATCCATCAGCCCATGTTGCACGAATCTCGGCCGGTTAAGAATTCCGCATTTAATTAATTCATCTTCATTGGTAAGGCTTAGATGGACGAAGTTGTTTGTCGGAGAAACAAGCTTATCCCAATACAGCATCAGATAATTAAGTTCCTCTGGATAGACTCCTCTGCCAGTCTGAAATCCGCGCCCATCTTCGGTTTTTAAAAGCTCACATGCCGTAAAAACAACGCCCCTTTCCATGTTCAATCCCCAGCCAATTAGCATGGGTTTAATTTAGCATTATCACAGGCACTCAGTGAATGCCTGCTGTAATGCAATTGCGACCGTTCTACGCTACTTAAGCAGTCTGTTTGAAGCCTCAACGATTTCCCGTGAGGTTATCTCTCTGTCAGAGGCGACGCAAAACTCAGTATGATCACCAGTTAGCGAATGAACTCCCGCATACATAATCTTAAGATGAGCTTCCTCACCATTCGGATATTCACGGAGTATGGTGGTAGTACCATCTACAACCCTGACAACAACCACCGGTTGTCGATTGAAGAACACCAGAACATTTTTCATAGACATCCCTAATGTGAGAAAAGGCCACAATAAGTGGCCTTTGATTAGTATCAGCTTGAAGTCAGAATAGTGACTCGCAGGAGCCACCCGGGCGATACATGTTTTCTGATCCACTAATAACCGCTGCCTTTCTGGTGTTGGCAAGGCGGCGGTGGATTGAGTCTACAGTGTTTTAAATTTTTAACATTGCAAAGAGCAAGACGATGTCATTTATGCTGAAAAACTTTATTTTCTAGTACGATAAAACTGATGAAGCAGTTTTAATCACTACAAGCCCTACACGTTTGCACCCTCACAGCGGCATCTATTCAGTTGTTACTATCTGCCCAGTTCACTTTTGGGCATTTTCACCAGAAGTGTTTTGAGGCTGTTGCTCGATATCCCGAATACCAGCAAAGTTGTTATTGCCCTGCTCGATGGTGGCGAGCAGAGGCTTAATCCACAGCACCGCCTGGCAATATGTCAGCCCTCGGGTGGCAGCGGCACTACCATCGGCTGTGTCAGGCTGGCCGGAATCGGCGTGCATTGCGCTGGCACGTAAACGGTAGGCGTACTCGAGCAACCCGCGAGCAATGTCAGCAGGAACAGGCAGATCACAGGTTTTCTCACGGCGAAGAATCTCCCGGTATTCAATAACGGTTTTTTCGGCATCGCTGGCAACCACAGCGTTAGCGCTTGCAGCCAGTTGCGCCACCTGGTTAAACCGGTTCACGTTGAATGCCTGCGTGGCAATCACCTGCCCCTGCACCGCGTTGTCACTCTTCAGGACGCGGTTATCGCTTTCTGCATTGGACAGGTCTGCTTTAGTAAACGCCAGCAGCGCTACCAGAATGGCAATCACCACCACCGCTGAAATAGAAGCTATCGCGGTCAGGCGGTTCATCATGCACCACCCAGGAACAATTCGCGCTCAGCAGCGCGTCGGCGGGTAAGACCAGCCAGCACCTGCCCGCCAGCTTTATTCCAGCGCAGGAATTCATCGGCGGCGCCGCGGTAATCGCCTGCATTTAGCTTTTTCAGCAGGGTTGATGTGGAAAGCGATCGGGCGCCAAAGTTGTAGGCAAAAGACACCAGCGCATCGAACTGGCCCTGAGTCAGTTTCACTTTCACCAGCTTCGATACGTCGCTCTCGTAGCTGACCAGCCCGGTACGCAGCAAACGTTCTGCCGTTTCCTCTTTGATGGTCATTCCGGCGCGGATCGGCTTTCCATCGACAGGCCGTGTCCAGCCATAGCCGATGGTCCATTTGCCTATAGTGTCCTGATATGCCGTCAGCCGCAGACCTTCAAACTGTTTGATGAGTGCAATGCCCTTATCGCTGATCTGCATTATTCTGGCCTCAGTACGTGAAAGATCCGGGCTACGTTACCGCGTGCCGCGAATACAGCAGCGCAGATGATGAGATTCATCAGCACGGTCGCCCAGTGGGCATGGAAATAGAAGTTGAACATGAAACGGAATGGCACCGTGGCATAAGCCAGGATAATCAGATAAGCCAGCCATGACGCCCACCAGTTATGTCGCCCGCCCGGCTTACGAAACATCATCAGGCGCAGAACGATAGCAGTACTGGTCACCACATTGGTCAGCACCAGCGGATCACTTGTTACCATTTGTCCCTCCCCGCCACCTTTGCAGCAGCGACAGGGGATCCTGCTCGCTGAAGAAGGTGAGCGTCTTAA